CGACAACCACAAAATCAGCGCCGACCAACTGCTGGCGGTGGACCTCGAATATGAGCTGCAACGCGAAACGCTGCAACTGAACGCCTTGCAGGCGCGCCTGAACATACTGGCTCAAGACCCGACCACGAATGCTGCGGCCTTGCAGAAGATCAAGGACCAGATGCTTCAAGTCGAGGCGCAGTACAACACCAAAGTGCAAGCCCTGCACGACAACGCGACCAAGGAAGATTCGAAGCTGTGGGACACGCTGTCGAAGAACATCGCGCAGTCGATGGGCAGTTCGCTCAAGGGTCTCATCACCGGCACCATGTCTTGGGCGCAAGCCACTGAGAATCTGCTGACCGGCGTCCTGAACGTCTTTATAGACATCGGCGAGAAGATGGCGGAGGACTGGGCGGCAAAGCAAATCTCGTCGCTCATGGCGTCCAAGGTCACTGGCGTGGGCGAGGTGACCACAAATGCGTCTGTTGCCGCCTCAGCCGCTTTTGCATCAACCGCTGCTATTCCGATTACTGGGCCCGCATTGGCGCCCGAAGCGGCTGCTCAAGCCTATACCAGCGTATTGGGTTTCCTTCCAAGCGCAGCGGGAGGCTTCGACATTCCGGCCGGCATCAATCCCCTCGTTCAGGCCCACCAGCGAGAAATGATTTTGCCGGCCGACTTAGCTGAAAACGTCCGCAACATGACTTCAGGCAGCGGCGGCAACATGCAGGTCCACTTCAACGTTACCGCTATCGATGCGAACGGCGTCAAGAAGTTCTTCCAGCGCAATAACGGCAGCATCGTCGCTGCCTTGCAACGCGCCGTGAATACCGGTGGTCTGTCCGGGGCGACCGCGTGAGTTACAACGTCTATCCGACCCTGCCGGGCCTCACCTTCGGCATCAACCGCGCGCCGCGTTGGTCGACCTCTGTGCAGACGGCAATCACCGGCCGCGAGACACGCATTGCTCTGATGAAGTCGCCGATGTATGACGTCGACCTGGCCTACGAATTCATCCGATCGAGCGCGGTCTATCCGGAACTCCAGCAACTGGTCAATTTCTTCAACCAGGCGCAAGGTTCATGGGACAGCTGGTTGTTCATTGATCCCGACGATAACAGCGTCTCCAACCAAGCCATGGGCACTGGCAACGGGTCAACTGTCCTCTTCCCGTTCCTGCGGTCGTTTGGCGGTTTCACCGAACTGTGCTGGTGGCTCTATAACTTCACGGTCTACGTCAACGGCGTGGCGAAAGTCTACAACGTCGATTACACGGTGCCCAGCGGCTACGCGCAATTCGTGACGCCGCCGGCAGCAGGCGCGGTAGTGACCTGGACCGGGAATTTCTATTATCGATGCCGCTTCAAGGACGACACGCTGCCATTCTCCAAGTTCATGTCGCAGCTTTGGGAAGCAAAGAAGGTGTCGTTCGTCGCGAACCTTCAGGGAAGGCTCGGCACGACATGAGGACGCCTACGAGCGCATCGGTCACAACGATCTTGAACAATTCGATCAACGGTAGCACGCCGTTCGTCAAGGCCGACTGCTACACCTTCACGCTGATCGATGGCTCGGTGTACCGCTACGCGGACTACATGAGCGACGTCACGGTCAACGGCGTGACCTACACCAGCAGCGGTATCAAGATGAGCCGCAACCAGGTCACGCACCAAGTCGGTGTCGCCGCGGACACCATGGAAATGTACCTTCAGGCGTTGCCGACCGACGTGATCGAAGGGATGCCTTGGTACGCCGCAATCCGGCTTGGCAAGCTCGACGGCTGCACAGTCGATGTCGACGTGGCTGTAGCGCAAACCCCGACGTCAGGATGGGCGGGCACCTTCAACTGGTTCAGCGGCAGCGTGTCGACGATTCAGACGGTCTCGCGCACCGGCTGCACGCTGGAGGTGACGACCGATGCTGAGCGCATGGCGATCATGATGCCGCGCCGCGTCTATCAACCGAGCTGCAGCAACACGCTTTTCGATGCCGCCTGCGGTCTGAACCGGCTGAGCTACGTCTACGGCAGTCAGTTCTCGGGTCCCGCAGACGGCACTGGCTCGGTCTATATCTCGGCCATCACCAACGCCGCGCTGGTCGGCTACTTCGACCAAGGCTATGTGATGCTGACCGCTGGCCCTTACGCCGGCTTTCGCAAGACCATCAAGTACACCGACTTTTACGCTGGCTACCTGCGCTTCTGGTTCTTCGAGCCGTGGCCAGCGACGCTGTCGGCAACGTCCTTCAATGCCTACCCGGGTTGCGACCGCCAGAAGGCGACCTGCTCGGCCAAGTTCAATAACCTCATTCACTTCACCGGGTATCCCTATATCCCGGTGCCGGAAACCGTGTCGTGAGCGAACTTCGTCAAACCGTCGTCTCAGAGGCGCGCAAATGGCTGGGCACCCCTTACCATCACGCGGCCCGCATTCGTGGCGTGGGCGTCGATTGCGCCATGCTCCTGTGCGAAGTTTACGCGGCGGTCGGTTTGATCCCGCACACCGATCCGGGTCCATATCCGGCGCAGTGGCACCTGCATCGCTCAGAAGAACGCTTTCTCGGTTGGATCGAGAAGTTCGGCAAGCGCATCGATGTCAAGGACGTCGGCCCGGGTGACGTGCTGCTGTACCAGTTCGCGCGCTGCGCCAGTCACGGCGCGATTGTGACGACCTGGCCGAACATCATTCACGCACACATGAAGGCGCGGCGCGTCGAGGAGTGCGGCGCGTTCGATGGCGACCTCTACAACCGACTGCATAGCGCCTGGACCTTCGAGGCGTACCACGCATGAGCGGCCTGTTCGGCAAGAAGAAGTCGGTCAGCAGTTCGTCGCCGGTCATCAGCTCGCTGCGCGTCACGACCGCCCTCGCAGGCAAGGCGATTCCGATCATTTGGGGCAAGACGAGGATCTCGCCCAACGTCATCGAATACGTCGATTTCGAGACCATCGCGCACAATTCCTCATCGCAATCGGGTGGCAAAGGCGGCGGTTCGAGCAATAACTCGGACACGTCCTATACCTACACCGCGGCGCTCGAAATGGCGATTTGCCAAGGGCCCATCAACGCGGTCACGGCCGTCTGGAAAGACAAGACCATTTACGGCTCGGTGACCGTGCCGGCTCAGGTGGTCGGCGCGAGCCAATCCGGGGTCGTCAACTACGACGGCAGCACGACGACGCTGACGGTCGCCAATGCATCGATTTTCACGGCAGACCAAGGGGTTACCGTCAGCGGCGCAGGGCTTGGCGGCAGCGGCGGCGAAAACAATGCCGATAACCAGTGGCTCAGCTACCAACTGGTCGCCGGAACGGATTACACGGAGTCAGGCGGGACGTACACCCTCAACGCCTCGTTCTGTGCCCTCTGGCCAGGCTGCTCGTTCTCGGTGAGCTACACCTACACGACCGCTGCGTCGAACTCCTCGGCGATGGCTGCGGCCGGTATGGGCGTGATCGCCGGCACGATCGGTCAGGCGCCATGGTCGTACATGACCGCGCAGCATCCGACTGTTGCCCTCGGCTACAGCGGCGTCGCGCTCGCGGTGGCGAGCAACTACCAGCTCGACAGTGACGGGAGCGTTCCGAACGTCTCCTTCGAAATCGACACGCCGTTCGGCTATAACAGCGTCACGCGCGATGCGAACCCGAAGGACATTCTTTACGACTGTCTGACCAATCCGTACTACGGTGCCTATTACCCGGCAGCGCGAATCGGCGACCTGTCGAACTGGTCGGCCTATTGCATCGCCAGCTACTTCTTTCTCTCGCCCGCGCTGACCGATCAGACCTCGGTGAGCGACTTCGTGACGAAGTTGATGAAGCTGACCAATTCGGACTGCTTCTTTTCCGAGAAGAAGCTCAAAGTCGTCCCGTATGGCGACCTGCCAGTGTCGAGCGGTTACGGCAGTTGGACGCCGAACCTGACCGCCATCTACCAGCTCACCGACGACTCATTCCTGCCCTACGGCGGCTCTCAGGATTCGAGCACAACGGACGGCGACGGTGACGGCACGGATGGTCCGGTGCAGCTTGCGCGCAAGAGCCCGAGCAGCGCCTATAACTCGCTCTACATCAAGTTCTACGACCGCTCGCAGGCCTATAACGAGAACAGCGTGCCGTGCGTCGACCAGGCCAACATCGATCAGTTCGGCGTGGTGCCATCGCCCGACTACGAGGCCTACGAAATCTGCGATGCCGGTGTCGCGCGGCAGGTCGGTCAGACCATGGTGCAGCGCGGGCTGTATGTCCGAAACACGTACACGTTCACGCTGCCCTTCAGCTATGCGCTGCTCGAGCCAATGGACTTGGTCACCCTGACGGATGCTGCGCTCGGTCTCAATAACGCGCTGGTCCGCATCACCTCGATTCAGGAGGACGACGAACTTAATCTGACCTTCACGGCCGAGGAAGTGCCGGCCGGCCACGCCTCGGCGATTCTTTATCCCGCCTCGAGCAGCGCCGGCTACGTGACGAACTACAACGTCGTGCCGATGAACGTGCAGTCACCGGTCTTCTTCGAACCTCCGGTAGCGCTGGCAGGCTCGACGGGGCTCGCGGTCTGCGTGGCCGTTACCGGTCAAGCCGCCGATCCGAACTGGGGCGGCTGCGATATTTGGGTGTCGACCGACAATGCGACCTACGCCAAGCTGGCGACTCTGCATTCAGGCGCGCGCTATGGCGTGCTCGACTCGCCCATCGTGGTCGGCTCTTCGACGCTGTACTTTGATGGCGCTGGTCTCACGCAGCAGATTCTTCCCGGAACGGCAGCAGATGCCGCGGCGAAGTCAACGCTGCTCTGGATCCAGAGCGCAACAGGTGGCGGCGAATTCCTGAGCTACGAAGGCGCGACGTTGGTCGGTCCGTACCAGTATCAACTCAGCGGTCTGGTTCGCGGTCAGTACGAGACCGTCAACGGCTCGCACGCGGGCGGCGCGAGCGTCGTGCGATTCGATTCAGCGGTCGCGCAAAGCGAGCCCCTTGACCTGTCGCAGATTGGCTCGACGCTCTTTTTCAAGTTCACGTCGTTCAACCAGTACGGCGGCGGCGAACAGCAGCTCGGCGACGTTTCAGCCTACGCCTACACGATTACGGGCGCGCAGACGCTTCTGCCGCCGAGCAATGTCGCCTCGATCACGGCGACCTCTGAGAACTTCGGCGTGCGCCTCACTTGGCCGCTGGTCTCTGACCCGGACATCGCGTATTACCGGCTTCGCGTCGGTGGTTCGGGCACGGCGTGGGCAGCAGGCACGCCACTGGTCGGCACCAACGCCGAAGGCACGCACATCAGCGGCGACTCGTTCTTTTGGGGACCACAGGTCGCAGGCACCTACAAGTTCATGGTCAAGGCGGTCAGCGAGTTCGGTGTCGAATCGCAGACGGAGGCCTCGGTCACCTTTGCGGTCGCGGTGCCAGCGCCGGCCGGTGCCGCGGGCAGCTTCAACGGCGCCAACTACGTGCTGACCTGGACGCTGGCCGAAGGAAACTTCCAGATTGCCGGCTTCAATATCTACACCGGCACCTCGTTCGGCAGTGCGACGCGCATTGCTTCAGGCGTGCAGTCGAACACCTTCACCCAGCCCGCGCAGTGGTCGGGCCTGCGCCGCTTCTATGTGACCGCCATTGATGCGGCAGGAAACGAAGGCTCGCCGTCTGAAATTGACTTGAACCTGGCGAGCCCAGGCGCGCCCGCGAGCTTTGCCGGTCAGAATATCGACAACAGCGTTCTATTCAACTGGGCGCTACCGACCAGCGGTTCGCTGCCGGTGGCGAAGTACAGCTTGAGCAAGGGCGCGACCTTCGGCGCTTCGGTGCTGATTGGCACGATGGCAGGAAGCGCGACGTTCGATACCTATTTCGAGTCGGCTGCGGGCATGTATTCCTACTGGCTCACGGCGACCGACACAGCGGGCAATGTCAGCACGCCGGCTGCGGTGACGCTCAACGTCGCCGCACCGCCGAACTTCATCCTGCAGTCCGACATTCACAGCAGCTTCGGCGGCACGCTGACCGATATGTTCGTGTCGAACGGCGCGCTCTACGGCCCAGTCAATACGTCGGAGACGATGCCCGGGCACGGCACGAACAACAGTTGGTCGAATCCCGCAGCGCAGGTCACCGCTGGTTATCCGCTGTACTTCGAGCCGAACGCCTCGAGCGGCAGCTATGAAGAGGTGATCGATTACGGCTCGACGATCGCGAGTTCGAGCGTGCAGATGATTTACTCGATCGGCCCGCAGGCGCAGGGCACGGTCACCATCACGCCGAAGATCAGCATCAGCAACACAAGCGCGACCGGCCCATGGACGGATTACGCCGGCGTCAGCTCGGAGTTCTGTACCAATTTCCGATGGGTCAAGTATCACCTGGACTTCGCCGGCACGCCGAGCGGCAACCTCACCGAGCTGGTGAGCCTTGAGTACAAGCTGTCGCTCAAGCAGAAGTCCGATAGCGGTGCGGGTAATGCCGTGTCGACCGACACGTCAGGCACGCCGATCAACTTCAATGTCGCGTTCCTAAGCGTGACCTCGATCACCATCACGCCAGTCGGCTCGACGCCGCTGGACTGGTCCTACACGATTTCGAGTTCTCCGAACCCGACGTCCTTCAACGTGTTTTTCTGGAATTCGAGCGGGGTGCGCGTCAATCAGGCGTTCACTTGGCAAGCAGCGGGGGTTTAGATGACGACTTACACATGGGATGCGACGCACCCGAGTACGACCGACACTTATGCGGGCACCGGCGCCGGCACGGTCTTGGGCTCAGTGCAGCAAAACACCGCCGCGCAGGCGCGCATGTTCGATCCGGCGATGGGCGACACGCTAGCGACCTTCGTCGACGGCATGATTCGGGTGAATAGCGCGAACGGGCGCCTCGAGAAGTACAGCGTGTCGGGCTCAGCGTGGAACGCGCTGCCGCTCGCCCAGGCGCTTGGTTTTACCGCCGCGCCGCTTAATGGACCTGCCTTCACTGGCGCGCCGTCTGCGCCCACGGCTGCGGCTGGCACGAACTCCACGCAGCTTGCGACGACCTCGTTCGTGGCCACGTCGTTCGCACCACTGGCAAGCCCCGTTTTCACCGGCACGGTGGCGGGCGCCGCCTATAACTTCAGCGGCAATGGAACGGTCGGCGGCAATCTCGCGGTCACTGGCACCACGGCATTAACCGGCAACGCCACGGCGGCGGGCACCCTTGGCGTCACCGGCCTTGTCACTGGCGGTCGATTCCAAACCGCGTCGACGGGCTCGGCGTATGGCTCGGGCTTTCAGGTGTATGCGTCAGGCGGCGGCGCGTTCGGTCTCTATGACACCACGCAGGGAACCGACGCGAAGAGCTACGACATTTTTTGCAGCGGCTCAAGCCTGTTCATTCGAGCGGTCAACGATGCCGCGAGCAGCGCGACCAACGCGCTTCAATTCATCCGGTCCGGGATCACCATCACCACGGCGATCTTCAACGCCACAGTCATGCAGACCAACGGCCAGGTCGTCGCCAGCGCACCGGGCTCGACGATCCCATTTAAGGCGGTGACCGCAGCGGGCAGCGCGAACCCGACCATGATGTATTTTCAGTACCAAGGCACGACCTCGGGATTCCTCCAATCGTCAAGCACCGCCGCGTTTAACTTCCTCAATGCCGCGACCACCGCATCGGTGTCGATCGATCAGAGCGCGAACATGGTGGCAACCGGCAATATCTCGGGCTACGGCTCCGACGAGCGCCTGAAGCGCAACAAGACACGCATTACCCAGCCGATGAAGCTGATTCGCGAACTCTGCGGCTTCGAGTTCGACTGGGACATGGAAAAGTGCAGGGCGCTTGGCTTTCAGCCCAAGCAACTGCACGAGCACGGTTTCATGGCGCAGACCGTGCAGCGCGTCTTGCCCGAAGCGGTCACGCGCATGGGCGGTTTGGCGGGCGAGCAAGACTATTTGACGGTCATTTACTCCAAGGTCGTCCCGCATCACAATGCGGCGCTGATGGAACTCGACGACCGCGTGGCGCGCCTCGAGCGCCTGGTTGAGGCGGTATGACGCTACCGACGAGCGGCGCCATCACGATGGCGATGATTAACACCGAACTCGGGTTTCCGTCGACCAACCCGATTTCGCTGCAAGACCCGCCTGTGCTGGCGCTCGCTGGTATTTCAGCGGGTCAGCCGATTTCGATGTCGAGTTTCTACGGCAAGACCGCGCCTTCAACCGTGCGCGGATCCGCATCGCCGTCATCGCAGACCCTGGGCGGCACGACGAGCGTCAGCGCGACCACGACGATTTCGCCGGCCGGCGGAACCTCGCCCTACACCTATTCGACCGCCATCTACAGCAACGGCGGCGCAAGCCCGACGGTCACGGCAGGCGCGACGACTGCGACGCCGACCGTATCGATCGGCGGCTTGCGAGGCAGTTACCAAGTGACGATGCACACCGTCATTACCGACCATACAGGCGCCACCTATACCGTCGTCTGGACCGTCAACTCACGATCACGCTGCCGATTCAGACCATCGGCTACCTGCTCGAAATCGCCGCGCAGCGCCAGTACGCTGAGGCCGCGCACCACATTGCAGCGTTGCAACAGCAGTTCAACGATGCGCAGCAAAAGGCCGAGGTAGCAGCGCACGCTGATGCGGTCCTCTCGGCCAAGCGCGAAGCGATCGCGGTCGGCTCATTCGAGCATGGCGGCACGACGTTCAAAATCGAGCCGGCAGCGGTGACTGAGGTCTAAAAGATGCCGCGCGCCACACCAGTGAAACCAAGGGCGCGAAAAGTGCGTCCTAGAAGGGTTGTTCCTCAACCTCGCGAGACTTCCATGTTTAAAAAAGTTTCCGACGCTTTTCCGATTCTCGTCTCTACCGCGCTCGTCGCGATTTTCGGCTTCGGCTGGAATACCAACTCGACCATCGTCGGGATGGCGAACGACTATAAGCACCTGAACGACACCGTGCTCGAGATTAAGACCAAGCTCGACACGCAGTCCGACACCAAGGTCAATAAGTCCGACTTCGATGCCTACAAGCAGCAGATTTACGAGCGCATGCGGACCATCGAGGAAGGGCACAAGGCGAACGTCCAGGCCATCGCCGACCTCACTCGCGTACAGACCGAACTGACCCGGGACGTTTCCGAGATTAACCTGCGGCGCAAGGGCCTTCGGGCCCTTTTTCTATTGGAGCAACGAAAATGCAACTCAGCGACCATTTCGCGCTTGAAGAACTGACCTTCTCAAGCACCGCAGTCCGCCAAGGCATCGACAACCAGGCGCCTCCCGAAGTCGTGACGCACCTCACAATTCTGGCGCAGACCATGGAAAAGGTGCGCACGCTGCTCGGTGGCAAGCCGATCCACGTCGACAGCGGCTACCGTTGCCCTGACCTGAATAAGGCGGTCGGTGGCGTATCAAACAGCGCGCATCTGACCGGCTACGCAATCGATTTCATCTGCCCCGATTACGGCACGCCGCTCGACATCGTGCATGCGATCGATGGAAGCGACATCGACTTCGACCAGTGCATTCAGGAAGGCACCTGGGTGCATCTGAGCGTTGACCCGGCCATGCGCCGCGAGACGCTGACGGCGCACTTCACGCCGGGCGGTCAGACCACCTACACGAAGGGGGCATGATGGACAACGTTCTCAGTTCCATTGCCGGCGCGATCGGCAGCTTTGCACCGACGCTCGCGACCATGCTTGGCGGGCCGCTGGCCGGTACCGCTGTCACCGCGCTCGAAGGCGTCTTAGGCGTCAAGGGGACGCCGGCCATCAGCGACCTGCTGAAAAAGGGCATGCTGACGCCCGAGCAGACCGCCGCGCTCACCGCCGAAGACAACCGTCACAAGGAAATCATCGGGCAGCAGGGGCTTGACCTGGCGAAGCTGAATGCCGATTTTCAGACGCACATGGTCGAGGCCGACAACAGTGACCGCAACAGCGCGCGTATCCGGGAATCCAACGTCAAGGACTGGACGCCGAAGATTCTGGCCGGCATCGTGGTCTTCGCGACGTTCGCCCTCGAGGCGGCGGTGATGTTCGGCTATGTCCCGCAGACTGTCGACAAGACCGTACTCGGCCGCATTCTCGGCACTCTGGATATGGGCTTCGGCCTGGTGATGGCCTACTACTTCGGCAGCTCGAGCGGCGCATCGCGCGGTCAAGAATTGCTCGCGCAGTCTGGTCCTGTGACTGGCGCCAGCATGCAAGTTACGTCGAAGTAGGACCTTCTCGGGCGAGGCGCGCATCGCGCGTCTCGTCTGTCTCTGCCCAAGTGCCAAGCGTGAAGTTGAACTCATAGCCCGGTAGCGGCACGCCGCAGGTTAGTCGGTCAAGTTGAAGCGCAGTCGGCGCGCCCCATCTTGGTTCAAGACCACTTCCGCCACATCGCGAGCACGGGCGGCGCTTGCCGTCCGATGGCTCGATGTAGGTCAGACCATTGCAGCGGGTGCACTTCAATCGAGCTTGGCCGCGAGTTCGTCGGGCGTGGGATTGTAGTAAATCATCAGGTTTCGAATATCACGGTGCCCCACCATCCGGGCGAGGGCCAGCACGTCGAGCTTCTTCGACAGACGGGTAATCGCTTCATGCCGGCTGTCGTGGAACACCAGGTCTTTGATTGCCGCCTTCTTGAGCGCCTCCCGAAACCAGGTGTCTTTCTGCGACCGGGTTAGCCCGAACACCGGATCCAACTCGAGCGCCTTGACCCGTTTCAGGATGGCCTTCGCGGCCTTGGACAGCGGAACGTCGCGCTTTTCCGACTTCTGAGCGCCGACCTGCTTGCCGGGTATATGGACGTGGTTCTCGAAGACCTGGTCTTTCCCCATGGCGCAGATTTCGCCACCCCGCATGCCGGTCTCGATCGCGAAATCGAACATCAGCACCGCTCGGCTCAGCAGGGTCTCGGTCCCATCGCCCGCGACATAACGCAGCAGTTCTAGCTCGCCCGGCTTGACCCGGCGATTCCGCGATTCGGCGTCCTCTGGCTTGTCGAGGTATTTGACGGGACTCTCGTCGATGAACTTCCAGATGCGTGCCGCGCGGGTGAAAACCGCCGAAATCAGCGCCAGGTCGCGCAGAATGGTGCCGCCCGACACTTCCCCCTCGCGCCTGTCGATCCACGCCTGTAGGCCTTCCTGCGCAGCGCCAGCGGGCAAATCGCCTAGGTCCTTGTCGAGGTAGGCCAGTCGGGTGATTTCCCACTTGCCGCCCGGCTTTTTTGGGCTAACCTCGGCGGCGTACTTGTCGAACAGGTCACGCACTTTGCGGTGCGTAAGGCTCGCCGCGCCCTTGCGCTTGTACTCAGCCTCCCACAGAACAGCGTCGGTTTTGCGCTCAAAGACCTTCGAGGCGACTCGCTGCCCCTTGTGGCTAATCTGAGCACGCCACTTTTTCCCCGCACGAAAGACCGCCATCACACCTCCAAGTGTGGGCGAAATCATGAGTGTTTTTTGGGCGATGCGCAACGTAGCCGAACGTTCTATACTGGCACGCACCGTGACGGATAATCACGACCTGTATCCATATGGTCCCGCCGACAGGAACAGAGACCTAGGCTGGTAGCGGGTT